GTCTACTCCTACCCGTGGGTCATCAGTGCCTCGCAGGCGCCGGGATCCTACGTCGTGACGTGGAACGCGACGAGCGCGGCGAGCGCCGCCGTGGTCGCGGTCGAGGTGGTCGCGGTCGAGTCCGCCGTGAGCACGCTCGGCGATCCGTACATCACCGCGGCACAGCTTAAGTCTCGCCTCGGGATCGCGGACACCGTGGACGATACGGCTGCCGGAGAGGCCGTGCTCGCCGCCAGCCGCGCGCTGGAAAAGTACTGCAACCGCGCGTTTGGCCGCGTTGAGACCGCGACCGCGCGGCTCTACCCGGTGCCGCCGGTCTCGCAGGTGATCCGGGTGGATGACTTCTGGACCACCACCGATCTCGCCATCGCCATTGACTCGGCCGGCGATGGCACCTATGCCACGTCCTGGCTTAGCTCGACCTACCAGCTAGAGCCGCTCAACGGCGTCTGTGACGGTGAGAGCGGCTGGCCGTACTCGCTCATCCGCCCGACTAACTGGTATTCGCTCGCCGCCTACCTCGGCCGCCCGCGGGCGGCCGTCCAGGTCACGGCTAAGTGGGGCTGGGCAGATGTCCCGGCGGGCGTGCTCTCGGCCGCGTACCTTCTGGCCATGGACTACCTGGCGCTTAAGGATGCGCGGTTCGGCCTGGCCGGAGGGGGTGGCGATTTCGGCCCCTGGCGCGTCCGCGAGAACGCGCGGGCCGAGGCCATGCTCTCGCCGTATGCGCGTAACCCGATCCTGGTGGGCGGCTAGTGGCCGCGGCGACCATCGCCGGGCTCATGGCCGGCATCGAGAGCCAGCTCGACAACATCACCGGGTTGCGCGCCAAGGACACGGCGCCGGACACCGTGGACATTCCGTCCGGGGGCGGTTACGCGTTTGTTGGATTGCCTCATACGGTCGAGTATCACGCAACCATGGCCAACGGGCACATTACGCCCATGTTTACGGTCATGGTGCTCGTGGCGGCCACGCCGAGCCGTGCGGGCCAGGCGCTCCTGGCTGGCTACCTGGATCCGGGTAGTAGCCAGTCCATTCGCGCCGCCGTCGAGGCTGATCCGACCCTCGGCGGCGCGGCCGAGGACTGCCGGGTAATGGTGGGTAAGACGCTCGGCCAGGTCGAGCTGGCCGGCGTGACGTACCTCGGGGCCGAGTTCACCCTCCAGACAGTGGCATTGGGAGCATAAAGTGTCCACATTCGTCGCATTGAACGTCACGGCCTATGTCGGCGGCTACGACATGACCACGGACACCAATAAGCTCTCGCTCTCCGGTAGTGCGGATGAGCTGGACTCGACCGTGTTCGTGCCGCCGACCGACGCCAACTCCGGCTGGCGGACGCGCAAGGGCGGGCTCCTCGATGTGGACGTGGCGCTGGAGGGTCTCTGGCAATCAGGCACCTCGCAGGCGATCGACCCGCAGGCATTCGCCAACCTCGGCGTCGCCGGAACCGTGGCCACGGTCTCGCCTACGGGTGTCGCCACGGACCCGTGTTTCATGGTCCAGGCCATCGAGTCGAGCTATGACCAGGGCGACGCCGTTGGGGCGCTGTACCCGTTCAAGCTTGCGATGCACGCATCGAGCGGCCTCGGGCTCGTCAAAGGCAAGCTGGCCGCGGCCAAGCAAAACGTGTCGGGTACCGGCCAGCTCGGCTCGGTGGTCAACCTCGGGGCGCCGAGTGCGTCGCAGTACGTCTACGCCGCGCTCCATGTCCAGTCTGCCGGAACCACGCTCACCGTTCAGGTCCAGTCCGACGACAACTCCGGGATGAGTTCCCCCACGACGCGCGGCACGTTCGCCGCGCAGACGGCCGCGGGCGGGACGTTCCTGGCGCGCGTTGCCGGGCCGTTCACTTCCGAGGCGTACTGGCGGCTCAACGTCTCGGCCATCACCGGGACGTTCTCCGTTGCTGGAGCGATCGCAGTACAGTAAGCGCCGGTCGTCGGGACACCGGCCGTGAATTTCTGGGGCGCTAGCGTCGCTCTCAGAGCGTTTTCCCACGTCAGAGAGGGTGTCCCATGGCTACGTTCGTTGCGACCGACGTCCGGACCGAGGTCAACGCGGTCGTTCTGTCCACTTTCGTCACGAAGGTCTCGCTCCCGATCACGGTCGAGGAGCTGGACGATACGGCGATGGGCGACACCGCGCGCTCGCGCGTCGGCGGGCTTAAGGATTGCTCTGCCACCGTCGAGTTCAACCAGGATTTCGCCGCCAGCGCGCCGGACGTCACGCTGTTCTCGCTCCTGGGGACCGTGGTGACGTTCAAGCTCCGGCCCACCTCGTCCGCTATCTCGACCACCAACCCGGAATATCAGCTTTCAGTCCTGGTCTCCCAGTACAACCCGATTGACGCGGGTGTGGGTGAGAAGGGCACAGTGAAGGTGACTTGGCCATGCGTGGGCGCCGTCACGCGGGCGACCACGTAACCCATGGTCAAGATCACGGTCACGCCTGGCCCGCAGAACAGCCACTACGCGCGGCTCCTGCGTGAGCGTGGCTCGGCCGAGGCGCTCCGGCGCGGCCACAACGCCGCGCTCCGCAAGGCTGCCAAGCCCATGAGTGACGGAGTGAAGGCCGATCTCGGTCAGTACATGCCGCACCGTGGCGGCTACCTGGCGACGCTGGGCGGCGCGCTCAGGGCTCGTATTACCCCTTTGCGTAACGGGGTGGAGATCCGGGACACCGCGATGGGCAAGAGCCGCGGGCGGGACCTGCGTTCACTGGAGCGCGGGCGCTTGCGGCACCCGACGTTCGGCCGCCGGTCGGGGCGGCGCGGCCAGTCGCTCATGTTCGACAAGCGGATCGTGGCGGGATTCTTCACCAAGCCCATCACGGCGCGCGCCGATCAGGCGAGACAGGCGCTACTGGACGTTATGCGCGAAATAGCACGGTCAATCACAAGCTAGGAGAATTCGGGACATGATCCGTTTCAAGCTCGGGGCCGAGGACGCCGCCAAGTACAAGGGTGGCGCCGAGTGGTTCGTCTATGACACGGCCAAGATTCGCGCCATGACGGCTCGCCAGGTCATCGAGCTAGAGAGCCATCTCGGGAGCGGGCTCTCTATCGCACAGGCTGAGGTCGAGTTCTACGGCCGCGCCAGCCTGGCTGGGCTCCTGGATCTTCTGTACCTGGCGCGGCGGCTCTCGGGCGTGGTCGAGGCGTGGGAAAACTTTGATCCGCATCTCCACGAGGTGGTGGTCGAGCGGTTCGACCCCGCGGCCGAGGCGATGCCCAGTAGTGGCGACCTCAGTCAGATCGAGGTCCGCACCGAGCCTGCCGACGAGGCCAGCATCCCTCCTACTTCGCCGGCGGCGTAGAGAGCACGCTCGCCGAGCTGTATCCGCATTTCCTGTACCACGCGCACATCTCACCCCGGGAGGTGCGCGAGATGACCCCCACCGAGATCGTTACGGCCCTGGAGTGGTGGGCGCGGACGCAACGAGGAGCGGAGTAGCCAATGCCCGGTCCCGGCGGCGCGGACGCCATCCTCACCTATCGCACGGAGGTCACGGGCGAGGAGGGTGTCTCGCTCGGGTTCCGCCACCTGGCGGACTCGATAGACGAGTCGGACCGCTCCGCCCGCCGGAGCAACGAGGGTTTCGCCTCACTCAGTAGCCGCCTTGAAACGGCCAAGGCCAATGTCACCGGGCTTAAGGACGAGTTCTCTAAGACCGGGGACATCCGGATCCTCAAAGAGATCGGCAAGGGCGAACGGGAGATTAAGAACCTGTCGGGGTGGATGCGCCACCTCGGCGGCGAC